TCCTGTTGTGCCAATTCCATCTGTGCCCACTTTTGCTCCTATATGGGTGATGTCTCCCGTGATTCCGTGAGGGATTAATATCAACCCTTTTCCGTCTGCTTCCTCGGCTGCTGCTACATCACCATCTGTTTCCTCCGATCCTACTGAATAAAAAGTAGCCGGAGTATTTTGATTGGTGTGTTCTGCTATCATCCAAGAATCTGATCTTTGCGCATCAAATATTCTAATTTCATCTATTTCACCATTAAAATTCCTATTATAAGTACTGCTTAGTCTGCCTATTTCTAGATTCGCTGTAGCATTATAAGTAGTGGTTGGTGAGCCAGCAGTGGCTCCTCCTAATCCTGTGATTTCTGTCCCGTCTAAGTACCAAGAATGATCTCCTGTGTGACCAGTACTAAAATCAAACCATCCTATAAAATGATTCCAGTTATTTTCTGTTAACAACGATGTAGCCGACCCTTCATATATTTGCGAATCATTTGAGTGGTTTAAATCTGATGCCCCATACATGTTTAATCCTAAGCCGATATACACTTGTAACCAGAATGCTCTAGCAGAAGCTCCGCCAATTTGACTTATTATGGCCTGATGTACAGTATAATCATCTCCTTTTAACCATACTGAAACGCCAATATTGTCCATTCCTGCAAGCTCTGGAAAATCACTGTGATACATGTATTGATTGCTACCATTTAGCTCTACGGCATTGCCAGCTAGTTTGCCCGTTGCATATGTAGGAGAGTTAACGCTAGTAGCAGAACCCCCATTACCAGCAGAATCCTCTCCAGAAGCAGATTGTAAATGATTTACAAATATAAAGCCATTTGACCATACAGCATTTCTGCCGTAAGTAGCAGTAACAGCATAAGCGGATGCAGCAGCATTACCATAATAAAGATAGAAAACAGTATCACTAGAACTGGACATAAAGTCTGCTTTGAAATGAATTTCAAATTCATTGGAACCGCTATTGTAATAAACTATTTCAAAAGGTAGTTCTGTAGTACCATCAGCTTTAGTTATCCTGAAATCTTCTGCTGCTGATTTGGCATTGGTGAAGGTGGAGGCTCCGAAATCGCTACCTCTTAAATATACAGGAAAATCAGTCAAATCAGAATTTATTTGACTTGACTGAATGGTTATGGGTCTTCTATATGCCCAATTTTCATCGTACCATGCCATAGTTAAATTAGTTTACCATGAGTGACGCCGTTTTCATCCTCACATACCATGATACTACATTTTTCAAATTTTCCGGTTTCAGGATTCTTGGTCGTTACCTCTACATCATACACACAGTCTTTTTCAAAGCTTCCGGAAAATCTGTAATTTATGAAATTTTCCTGGAGATAGTCTAAGACATTTCTACTGGGGCTGTTTATTAGATTTTGCTCTGTGAATGCCCTTTCGCTAACCCCCTTTCCTTCATCTTTCACATATATGGTAATGGTCCGATTTTTTAATGTGTTTTCAGAATATAAATCGGTTTGTTTTATTTGGCATGTGTATGTTTTTATACCATCAGATGTTTCTTCTTCTGTTAAATCGCCAATATTTATGATTATTGGTTTACTTTCCAGTTTTTGTATGAGTTCTGCTTTGTTCATGATTACGTTCTTTTAATACTTAATACCACAAATAACCCTTTTGGTAATGTACCTCCTGTTGGAGAGGTATCGATATCTCCTCTGATCAAATCATATGGTTGGACGCTATTGTTGGATGTGTTGATGACTGGTGGCGTTGCTGCAGTTGATGAATTGGCCTCGTTTGCGTCTATGGTTATCTCAGTGGAGCACACATCCACGGTACTTGCACCATCTCTTATCTTGGCTAGTTGGATGGTGGTTGCTCCGGTGTTCCCAGAACCTTTTGTTATGAATCCGATTCCAACGTTTACTATGTCTCCATGCACCCCAGGCGGTATGGGCACATAAAATGCTCCATCACCCTCTACATTGGAATCGATGTCGGTGTCTGCGTCTATGACATGACCGCCAGTTTCTGCCAGCCTATCTAATGGTGTGTGAGTGACGTAGAACCCTGTCTGGTCCAGGTTGGTGTATGATATGGTCCACAACCCAGGCTTTTTCATGTCCATTGATGTTCCCTGGCTTGCCCATCCGTCACCTGAATAGTAAATGGTGTCGGTTCCCCCATCTAATATGTATTTGTACCCCCAGGTGTCCGCAGAATCGCTTAGCACAAATGTGTATACCGAACCTACTGTGTTCGGAAGAGTGAATGTTTGATTTGCGGATGCTGGTTCATACAAATAATATATGCTATTATTGTGGGAATCATACCCAAATGATTCCCCAGATTGCCTATATCTATTTCTTCTATTCGTATGGAGTTTTATACCTTCTGGCGATCCTCCATCAGGCAAAAATTTGACAGAATCGCTACTTTGAATTTGATAATATTCTGTGTAATTGGCTGTTAATGATAAATCTGATACTTCCCAGTTACCACTTGTTGAGTTGAATTTTAGTATTTTTTTGCCACCAAAGGTACTGGTGTTGTTTGTGGTGCCAGTGTCAATATCAGACAAATCATTAAAATTTATCTGTCCTCCCAATGTACTTGGACCAGAATTAATGAACTTCGAAGAAGCATTATCCCATCTTACAACATCCCAATCTGTTAAAGATGAAAAATTGGTGTCGGATAATCCATTCGCTGTCAACACAGCGTTCAGGTTTTGTATTGATACTTTCCTGTGATTGGTTCCATCATAGTAGGCAACCATATCGGTGGCTACTGCCACTGGTGACACCTCGGATAGTCCACCAAAATCAAGAGACAATGTTCTGTTGGTTGACAGATCGCCACCACCACTCAGTCCTTCTCCTGATGCGATTTCTCTAGTGGTTGGAACATATCCAGCAATTGGGCTTTCCACCAAGTATATGATCCACCGGTCAAATACAGTATCACCAACCAACATGTAGAGATTGCCGGAACCGTCACATTCAAAATAATTTCCTGTTATTGTGACACCAGAATTACCATCTAAAAAGTCATCCCCAGAATCTTTTGTTATCCTCCATGGTTTTGTTAATGCTGTGGTATCATGGAAGTAGTAAATGGGAGCGTAATTGAGAGAAGAAAATGCGGGGAGTGTCACAGACCCAAATGGTCCAGTGGGGTCCACTGACAACCTATAAAATGAAAAATTGTCATTGGGTCCACTTATAACCGTGTCACTTGCGGTGTTTACCTGGGCTTTTGGCTGTATGTGCAATTTTGAATCACCAGCATCCCTAAAAATGTCGTTACTAGTTGTTATGTAACTGGAAACTATACCAGCAGTGGTGGTATATTTGTAGGCGGTAGTGTCTGAATCCCACACCAAAAACCTATCAGCGGAGGAGTCTGGTACCATGAGGCTGGTGTATTCTGATAGGGCAAAAGTTGGTCCTATGTTTTTTAAGACTACGCTATGTATACCACCATCGGTCACATCTTCGTATAGCAATAAATCCTCAGAAGTGTCTGGGATCTGTGTGGCTTGTTTGGAAACATCTATGTTTATGGCAATGTTTTTTGTGCCAGAAAACGTTCCGTGGGTTGCTACCCCCTCTCCTCCGTCTATATATAACACCCCGTTTGTGCCACTGTTCAAATTTGTTCCAGTGTCTGCTCTCGCTTCTGTATATGCAGCATAACCAGCCAATGATGTGTTAGTGATCCTACCTTTTGCATCAATGGTCAGCACTGGTATCAAGGAAACACCGCCCACCGTACCAGCAGATACGCCTGAATTTGTCAGGGTGAATGTCCCATCAGATGCCAAGCTTCCATCACCACCCATGGTGACATTGACCCAATTGGAATCATACACCAACATTTGAGCCGATGATGGGGAACTAACTGTGGTGTCAGACAATCCGGCAAATGTGCTTACTATCTGAGAAGTTAGAGCCACCGTTCCTGATGAAGCAGGCCAAGTGATCGTGTTTGATCCTGCCACTGCTGGTGCTGCAACTGTTATGGAACCACTGCTGGAACCATTGTACACCAAGTTGCCAGTTACGTTTATGCCACTGTTTGATACTACCAGTTGGGGTGTAGATAATGTGGTACCATCAAAAGTGAAGTTTGAACTTCCCTCTATGGTTCCATCTCCGGTCCATACACTTATTTGGTTATCAACTGGAGTTCCAACTTTGGTAACGTTTCCAGTTCCTGCTTCAAGATCGATCCAAGAACCACCATTCCAATACCTAAGTTTATTAGATACTGTGTTGAAATAAATCCTACCATCTGAGGGTGAGGTTGGGTCTGCACTAGCATTCTCAATAACCAACTCCAGCAGTTGGTTTTGTAGAAAATTTAATGACGTTCTTACTTCTGTTGACATTCCCTAATTCAATTGTTTTTGTTATAAATTTGGAGAACCCATTAGGTTTTAATCAGTTCTCCACTAACCAACCAAATCAGGCATTATACTCCCGTAACCGTGACGTTATACTGGCGAGTGTTTTCAAATGTTCCTGAAACGACTATTACATTCGCACTTGATCTTGTGACATCTGCTATGACAGTTGCCTTGGTGACATCATCCACTATGGTTACATGGACTTCCTCAGTATTAAGGTTATGTGTAATATTTATGTTTTGACCCGCACCTGTTCCTGTGAATGTGTCTGTGTGACCACCTGGGATGTTTTGGTTTGTCTTCCATCCTGCCAAGGTAGCTGGTGTGACTACCCTAGCTGTGTCCGAACCTGTGTTCACTTCTGCCTGTGTGGCAAGTTCCACCAAACCAATGGTAGAATCGGTTGCCTGATCTCTGTTGGTCTCCAGAATGTACCAGTCTGAACCCACTGCTGCGTGGCTGCCGCCTGCGTTATCCGCAGACGCGACAATCAGATCGCCTACATTTACGTCAATACCAGAGGCTCCACCGATTTTACCAGCAACGCTCACCACGTAAGCATCACCATTACTTGCTGATGGATAGTTCGGATTGGTGGAACAGTCGATCGATCCTTGGTTATCTAGTAGACCAGCCACCAAACCATCCACATAGGTTTTGTTTACCGCATCCGACCCCGCAGATGGTGCAGCGAGGCCCGTCACACTGTTGGCGGTGATATTGTTTGCTGAAAAATCACCAGAACCATCCCTCTGCACAATGGCACTTGCTGTATTTGCATCAGTGGCGTTGTCCAACTTTGTTTTGTCTGCTGCAGACATTGAGCCTGCCGTAGATGTGGTGGCGGCATTGATGCTTACCACAAAATCGGTACCACTCGGAGTGGATACGATAGGCAATGTTCCGCTAACTGCTCCGGCTGCTTCTGGCGATACCCAGGCAGAGTCGTTGTAATACCAGAACTTTTTATCTGTGGTATTATAATAAATTTGCCCTTCAACTGGTGATGATGGTGCCGATGCTAGGTTCTCGACCACAACCTGTAATAGTTGATTTTTAAGGAAATTTAACGATGTTCTTACTTCCGTAGCCATGTTATATTGATTTTATGATTGGTTATTAATTACAATACGCTTTTCCAGCATATGCCTGTGTTTGCATTGTTATCACAAGAGAATTATTATCGATGTATTGGATCGAAGTCATAACTTCATTGTCGTTGGTGTCCACTACCATAACAGATGGTTTTTTGCCAAGATTGTGCGTAACGCTCCAGCTCATTGCTGGTGTCGCTTGGTTGTGGGTGTAGTGAGCGTCAGAACCGCTAGCTGCTACTTCTAGATTGACTATTGAGCCATTAGATTTCTTCACTTTTATTTTACCATCAGAATCATCCACGAATATTGTCATGGTATTTGCTGCTGGTGTGGGAACGCTCGAAGCATCTATTTCTTGTAAGTGAATCATATCATGATTTTTCCTATTTATTATCAAGAAGTAGAATTCGGTACAAGATAATTCAGTGAATCACTAGCGTTATCTATTATTTCTGCCTTAGATGAATTTCGTATGATTTTTGTGTTCAGGATGACGGTATGTATATCCCTGGGTATCATCTCTTTCCATACCCTCACATTGGTGATGTTGTGGTCTGATGCTATGAGCTTCCAATTGGCCGTGGATGGAGTGATGAAGTATGATGTGTCTTGAACCACTTCATCCTTGTTTATCAGTCTTGAATGATCTTCTGAATCTGGTGTGAGCGTATATCTGGACAAAGATACCTCTTTGTGTGTTTTCGATATGTTTACAACGAAACCATTCCACGCAGCATACTCCATGTTGGTTCCGTGTGCCAGATCGATGGAATTTCCATCAATCAAGATTCTGGTGAAATCTGCAAAGTGGTGCACCCTGAGTTCATCTCCTTTCTCTATGCCTGGGAAGAAATCTTTCTTCTTAAATTGCACTTTTGGCCATGTGGCATACTGATTGACGAATTCTTGGGCATTTTTCATTCTCAGTACCAATCCGTCATTGTCCACGGAAGACACGAAGAAAGTCTGTCCTGGGTATTGAGGACTTGTGACGTATTTAGGTGTTCTCAAAGCACTTAAGGACGAGAAAAATACCTTCGCTGTATTTTTGTTGACTTTTGTTATACCAGTTGCGGTCACATCAGCAAAGGCAAAGGTTGGTTCATTTGCTTTCAACCAATAGGAGATGCCAAGATTTTCATTCACAGACTGGCTGCGGTATATGACTGCATCGGAGCCTTCTGTGAGATTGGAGAAATCGTACCAAGTGTCTGCTACTAGTGTGCCATTGTTGTATATGTCACCTTTATTCACTATTATCTCTTCATTGACAGATTGTCTAACATCTTCCATGTTACCAATCGGGAGCTGTGTCTGTACTGGGTTGGTAACATCAGTCACTTCATCTGTGATCTGTTCCCCAAACATCTCCTCATGATCTTGTATCAAGCTAGAGATGTGGTCCTGTATTTCATCTTCTTTGATGATGTTGCTTGTGTCCTCGTACTTCTTGAGATTCAGCTTGTAATAGCTGCCATCTTCAAGTTTGAGGTCTGCTGGGTACATGGAGTTGACGAAGTAACGTCTGTTGTACCTGGGAAAGAAGATGATGTCATTTTGCCTTGGTCTCTTCCCAGGGAACATTTTGTCAAAGTACAACCCGTTCACGTGTACCTCAAAAGATTCAAAGTCGATGCCCCATTCTGCGTATTCGTGCCTGGGTTCTGGGAGTTTATTGTCTGGTACCGATATCTTTATGCATTTTTTCTCAACTGCATTATAGACACTGTATTCGTGCAAGACTGAATCAGAGGAATCTACATCTGGCTCTGTTCTGATGTATTCAACCTCCATGCCGTATATGGAATTGGCCATGAATCCTAATTCGTCCTGCACCTTGTATATGGCAGACATGTCGAGCGGATTAAAACCTTCTATGCAAGCATCTATGATGCCTGGGCTGAGGTCTTGCTCCACTGGTTTGCAACAAGGATAGGTCTCATCATCGCATTCGCATATGAGATCATCATTGTTGGTAGCCTCCAACACAAAGTCTTTTATAAAAATGTCTGCAGATTCAGAGGTTCCAGTCCTCTCAAATCGCAGTTTCATTTTCTTCGATCCGGAATTGAATAGGGAATCGTTCAATGCATCCAAGGTATATGGTCTCCAGCTTGACCAATTTTTGTCATCTGCTGATACCGAGTATTCTACCTTAACATTGCTATTGGGTGCTACACCTACTGTGTTATAGGAAAGCGATGTCACCTCGTCAATGTCATCCAGTATCTTTACCTCGAAAAATTCGCCCGATTTGGATAGACTTTTGGTGAAAGACATCTTTTATTATTTTTCTCCTCTGAGTGTTTTCCTGATTTTTTCCAGCTCATTCCCGATGAACCCTGTACTGAAAACGTGAGCAGAGACTGGTGATGGGTCTCCAGCTCCAGGCACGGATGATGGTGTTGCTTCCCCCTCTTCATCGACCGTTTCCGGAAGATCGTCATGGCTTGTGGATGCTTTATCTTTTAGTTGGTCTTTGGTCATCCCGTCCACCATCCCTTTAAGCTTCTTTCTGAGGTCTTTGTCCTCCACGTCAGATAGCTCCATTTCTCCTGTTTTTATGGCGTATGCCATTCCAAACAATCGTTGTTGGGATTTCGATGCTGCTTTTTCCTCATTCACCCAAAACACCACCTTGCATTCTGATAGACCAGTTGCATCAGGCAGCACTGTTGCAGGATTAACACCATAAAGCTCCTTGTATAACTTCTTTCCCAGGGGTGTGAGTCTGTAATACCGCTTCTTACCGTCCTTCACGCTCACCACATATTTTTTGTTGGCCCTCAGCCAATTCTTTGATATGGGTCGGTTTATTTCGTCATTGTCTTCCGCATCAGCGAAAAACTGATACAGATTGCTTGTTTCCACCCTACATTTGGTTGCATCACCGATATGCTTGATGATGTTATTCCTTATGACAGCGTTGGGATTGATGTTTACCGCAGGGTACTCTTTTTCGAAGCGGGTTGCCCTTTTTTTGAGTGTTTGTATTCTTTCAAGCAATGTATTCGACATGACCTATTTTTAAGTATTTATTGGTGGTTATGGAATTAACCTGCTGTTATATGGTCCAACCAAATCCTCCATTGTATGCTTTTCCATCATTTCCCTAAGGTGCAGGAACCTGTTCTTGTTTTTCTCCGATAGGTTTCTTGGTGGATTTTTCTTCCTCAGCATGTTTACGTATACCTTGTATACCCAGACCGAGTTCTCACCATACCTACTGATAAGAGATGACACTTCTTTGTCTATGATGGTATGGTCTATATCAAACAGGTGATATTTGTTCTTTGGTGCCGGAATGTGCTTCACTATATCGCCATGCGCTGATATGAAGTTTTTGAACACCACATCAACACACTTCATGTAGGTCTCATCTGTTGATAGATTCATAACCACTGGCATATACAACCCACTGCACGAATCCAGCATTTTGTTCAAGTAAAAACCTTCAAGACGTTCATTTCTTCTTGATATGGTGGCCTTGTCCCATCTAACAACGCAACTCTTGAAGTCAAACACCAAGGAAGGAGATGGTGCATAGAAACTCAATTCTTTCCACCTGTTGGTTCCATTGGCTGCTCTATCTATAAGTATCTTTCTGTCAGCATTGTTCAACTTCCCCGAGTATATACTTGCAGGTCGCCACCCAACCCCCAGTATGTCGGCCATTTTTTGCTCCCTGTCGCCACCCACCAGTATGAATGAGCTTCCTGACAGGTTTGCTTCAATTATGTCATGTTTATACCTTCTGAATTGGCTATTGGACTGTATGGTGTTGATGGCATCTGATACCCTGGGATTGAGTATCCTGTCCATGATATCCACCTGCTTGTTTTTCATCACAAAAACAAGCGACTTATCATCGTTTGACTTTATAAATAAACGAAGACATTTGGGGATGACAGAAACCTTGACGTTATTCCTCATTAGAAATATAACATCGTCTGGTTTCATTTTTAAGAGGTTTTTCATGGATACGAACTACGATAACGTTTATTTAAGAAATCTTATACTGGGTATCCTGGGGCATTTTAGAGATAAAGTGAAGGTCACCCAGGTCACATCTGATGGTAGCCAGGACATAGACGTGCAGTTTCTTTATAGTTATGCAGTTGGGCAGGAAGACTGGTACATGGATTTTTATCTGGATAAGGAGGGTCAAGTCTGCTCCAAAGACCTCAAGGACGATGGTAACACCATTAAAATACCATCTGGCATTGTCTCACTCAATGGCATAAATGTAAACGTTGGTGCTTCCACCCAGAAGAATGAGAGAGCTGTTTTCCAGAAGATTGAGTCTAACATACTTGGACAGGAGGTGAACGATTACTCCACCAGGATGAACTTTGTGCCCATAACAGGTGACATATCCGTTAAGATAAAGTGTTCATCCGAGATTCAGAGATTCAAAATGTGGGAAGCTGTATTGAGCACGTTCTATAACCATGGAAACTTCAAGTTCCTATACATGGGCATCCTCATTCCTGTATACATAAAGTTCCCACAGAACTATTCTGTGACCGACTCCAATACTTCTTTCAAATACCCAGGAAAGGAGAAACCAGTTCTTGATTTCTCGGTTGAATTCACCACATCTCTTCCCTTAGAAGATAAACAAACTACAAGGAAAAAAGCAGTGGAAGAATATCTCGTCTCGCATTCAAAAGACGCAGGTAAGGTTACAACCAAATAATAAATAATCAAAAAGATCACAAAATGATACCTTTAGCAAAAACTCCAAAACTCAACAACCTCATTAACGGGTTCGCTGGTCTTGGGATCACCAACAAGCAAAAATCCTCAATCATCGTTGAGAACTTCGGCAACAACGTTGAGGCAGCGAGTTTTGCTTCTTATTATGGTGTCCAGGCCAAGATAGATGAATACAACCTGCGCGGCAGGATCGAAAAGTTGCTGGAAACAGAGGGCTTGAACGATCCTATCAGACAAGGGTTGTTGGAATTCAAGAATTCCCAGTACGGAGACATATTTCTCCTCGAAAACTACAAGAAGTTCATCGATCAAGTGTCATGGAACGCCTCATTCAAAAAAGAGGCAGATGAATTCACCACTTTCTTCGATGAAAGCCTTCCACACACGTTGGTTGCCAAGGCCATGCTCGTCCTGGAAAATTCCAGCAAGCTTCCATTGCTGAGAGAGGCATATGATCGCATGGTGACATGTTTCTCATTGCCTGCGAAATTCGTAAGAGGTTATGTCATAGCCAATCTCTCCGAATTTTCCATGATGCACGAATCGATCCACCAGCTTGTGGAGAGCATGAAGATGGTAAGCTCCAGGGGTCTTTCTTCTACTGTTTCTTACATAGACTCCAGGAAGGGAGTGGTAAGCACCATCAAATCACCAATCGAATATGCAGATGGTTTCTCTTTCATGGCGGAAGGTAACCTCTACACCTGGGATGGTGACAACCTGAAAATCTACGAAAGCAACAATAAGGATTTCATCTCCCTATGTGGAAGCTTTTCCAAATTTGATGCTACTGATCGTGGCTTGTCATTGACCACAGCCATGGGCAACGTGATTCGTATCGAAAAAGTGAATGAGGGTGTTGATTTCGTAGACAGGGATGCTTCTTACCTGAAAGTTGGTCAACTGTTCAGTAGAGACTCTCAGACCTTCCAGAAGGTTGATAAGGTGTACGAAGGGAAATCTTATATCATGTCAAATGGAGAAGTGGTTGAAGGCACTGTTCAGGTTCCCAATTTCACCCTGAACAACATCATTCGAATTGCCGGAAACAATCAGGAATCCAGAAACATCTACGAGCATAACAAAATCAGAGAGTTTTCCGACAAATACGGTGCCATCAACCCCATTGTTCAGCTTTCCATTGATGGAAAAGGAGCAGAGGTGTTTGAGATGCAGGACATTGTTGATACTCTGGGTCAGTACAACATCTCCCTGGACCTTACGGCAGATATCATCAATGTTTTCGAGAACTTCACTTCCATTGCTGATGTTCCTGGTGCCATCAAGGTATCAGATGGTAGAAACACCTCTATCTTCCTGAAAATGAACGAGAAGGTTCACTACCACGGCATTTCAGTGGATGAGGGGTTCATCTTTGAAAAGGTCACAAATCCTGAGGCCATCATGGAGCACTATGATGCGATGGGTGTCAATGTTCGCGGTGAGTTCAGAGAATTCATCAATGAAAAATCAGAGGCTTCCAAAGTGCTACAACTGGATATACTGGACTTGAAAGAAAACATCAAGAAGATCGATGAATCCCTCAAACAGATCAATGAAAATCGTGAGATTGCCGGAGATAAAGCCATCATGAAGCACAAACGCCAATTGATGAATGAGAAAATCAAGCTAACCAAGATTCTGGAGGAGAAAGATGGCTCTGATGATGAAGTCGATGCCATCCAGAAATGGATTTTCGCCAAAGACAACCAGGAGATCGCAGAGCTTGCCGATAGCATGGGCATCGAGATCAGCGATGTGGATAAGGCTAAGAGCCTTGTTTGGAATAAGTTCGAAAACAAAACCAACGCTGAGATCATCGCATTAGCTAAAGAACATGGATATTCAAAATAAATACTACTACGTAGAATTCGGTGGTGCCAAGGCCATCATCGAACACCTACCACCATCTCAAGGATCATTTGTTAGAACCATCAAGGGTGATCCCATACCTCATTTTTTCCAGTTCGGATCGTCTGGTGTTCCCAGGCAGCTATTGGAAAATGTCATCATCCCTCAGATGACTTTTAGCGAGGTTCTCACAGAGAATGACAATTTCGATGACATCATGAACCCAGGTGGTGGTATAGTGGAAGGCTCAAAGGTCTCATTTGATGGTGGTACAGGCCATGTACTCAAGATTGTGGGCGAGATGCTCACCATAGTATCTGAAAATGGCCACCATCTGGAGGTTAACAGAACTCAGTGTGTCCTCATAAAAGAGGAAGATGAGGAAGAAGATACCGAGGAAGATGAGGAAACGGTGGAACTGGAGGTGGATGATGAGGATGATGAGGATGATGAGGATGATGAGGATGATGAACCCATCGAAGAAATACGTGCCGGAACCGTCATCAGTGGCAAGATAGTTGAATCTGTGATTCCTGGCACAAGGAAGGTATCTCTCTTGTACTCAGGTGGTCAAGGTGGTATTGAGGTGGCCTACGGCAAGAAAGTGGCAACGGGAGGCTTCGACAGGGCTTCCGTGAGAACACTCCTTGAAGCCGATGGTATCAGCGAAGCCACCATAAAAAATGTGCTGCTGATTTTGGGTGGAACTCCAACCAATGAAGCAAGAAATGTTGCACCCCAGCTCAGAGGTGCTTATCTCCTGGATGCTTACCTTTCGTGGAAGTCTTTGGGTAGATACTACAGCCACATCATCGATGTGATGTAAAAAGAATCAAATGGAATACACTTCTCCTTTGTCAGTACCAATAGAGACGTGTGTTCCTTTGTTTTTCTTTTTGAATTCCTTTAAAATTCCGTTTCTTATGACACTGGTGAAGTAGGAGAAGCAATTCCCTGGTTCACCAAACTCTATTATGCCATCGCCTGAGGCATCTGTGATTGGTATAGGAACGCTTATGTCACTGTTCATTATGAAATCGTCAATTTCTTTTTCGGATTTGAGTTCCTTACCTTCATCTGAAAGGTATTGCAGCAGATCGGGTTCGTAGTCTTTCTTTACCGTTTGGTATACGAGTGTTGATTTGGGGTTGCCTTCTTTGGTAGATATGTGCGTTTCCTTCTCCATCATCTTTATTTCCAACCTGACAAGTGATTGATCCTCCGTGACATCCTGAAAAGTTACCTTTCTTTTCATTTTATCCACGGTTATCTTCACTTTATCTTTGTGGATTTCGTTGATGGTGTCTGCCATCGCGGATATGGTTCTATTTCTGGTGTCACGTATTAATGATATGATCTCGTTATCCTTCACCTTTGCTGGTCCCCTGTGGAACCCTATGACCAACTCCCAGTCTTTGCCTATGATCTTTATTTGGTCTCCAGGGTGCGCATTGCGTATCATTTTGAATTGGACCACATTGGATTCTTTGAAGTTTTTCCAATACTGGAGTATATCCATCATGGCAGAAGACATGCAATCTTCACGTTCCTGGTCCGATTCATACGTTCTGCTGTATTTGAGTGAAGACCTGTCTATGTGTATCTGGATAAGTTCTAGTGCTCTGGGGGATAATTCACCAGCTTTCTTACATTTGACCATCTCTCGATGGTATTCGTCTCTATCTATGTAGTTTCTTTTGGCCATTTGATAACATGTTCTTGTTGTGTTATAATGGCCATATTTTTCTGGTTTCCTTATATAATGAAAGGCATATCCATGAGCAAAAAGCCAGTAAATACTCTAAAACCCAATCCTAATGGTAGAACTCGCCAGGGTTACTACAATGTCACCAATAAGGAGAAGTACAGAGGCTCCGATGTCATCATATACAGATCGTCCTGGGAAAAGCAGTTCTTCAAGATATGTGATATGAATTCCAAGGTATTGGAATGGGCATCTGAACCGATCAAGATACCTTACTACAATCCGGTGAAGAAAAAGCAAGGAGTGTACATCCCTGACGTTCTCATGAGGCTCCAAACAGACAAGGGGCCAGTGGTCTATCTAATAGAAATAAAACCAACGGGAGACCTCAAAAAGCCACCTCCAGTAAAGTCACATAAAAAAGCTTCATATAAGACCTATGAGAAGAGGACTAGGCGGTTGATGGTGTATGCCATTAATATGGCTAAGTTTGATGCAGCCAGGAAGTTTTGTGGGAAGCGGAACTGGAAGTTCCTGGTACTCACAGAGAACTATTTCAATAAGATGTTTGGGTAAGGAAATCCACGGCAATGTCTATCCTTGGTATCAGCGTGTGGAATGCTGCCACAAAGGTAGATTTTCTGCTGGTCCTCACCTCAAGCACGTAATATGGAGAATTCATGAAGTCAGACCATATACGATATTTGGTACCATAATTGAAATCATCATCAAAGGTTATGCTAGGTGCATCCCCATGTACCTTTTTAACAAATACTTCATTGGTGTTCAACTCAAAAGGTATGACATACTTACCATAGCCCTGTGCTTCCTTTATGTCCGTGGATAGAAATAAATGACCATCTGGCATATCTATGTCCCATACGTTTCCGTTATCCACGTCTGCCCAATCCAAATATTCATCTATTTCAAATTTGCTGGGGTACACAGATGTTCCATGGAATAAAAATCTTCCATTCTTGCCTATTTTTGGGGGAGAATAAGACTTTATGTAGTCCTCTATGGTTTTTATTTCAGAAAACTTCTCAAATGTCGGTATTGTCATGATGTGTTTGTATAAGGAATAGGGGTGGGTAACTATAACCCACCCCTGATGAAGCATTCTTCCATGGTGAAAGAGTTATCTGTCTATAACAAAATCTGGTGCTTTATTCTATTCATGTTGTGTGTTAGTTTTTATGAAATGTAATCATTTGCTTTTATATTAGAAAAAACATCCATTGGATTGAAACTGTATATGAATTTACCATCAACAGTTATGTCATAGTCCATATCTTTCATATACCTTATGTTATTCCTAGAACAATCATATCTGTCACCAACTTTTTTGGGAGAACCTTCCAGGGTGCGTAGTTGGTTCTGAGAACAGTTAAAACCGCCACCCACCCTTTCAGGAGCACCTTTCAATGAAGTGAGCATATTCCTAGAACAATTAAAGCCACCAACTTTTTTGGGAGAACCTTCCAGGGTGCGTAGTTGGTTCTGAGAACAGTTAAAACCGCCACCCACCCTTTCAGGAGCACCTTTCAATGAAGTGAGCATATTTTGAGAACAATTAAAAAATCCGGACACATTCATAGGGCAACCTTCTAAAGACACCAACTTGTTGCTGTAACACAAAAAATCGCCACCCACCCTTTCAGGAGCACCTTTCAATGAAGTGAGCATATTTTTAGAACAATTAAAATCTCCCACTTCTTTGGGAGAGTATTCCAGAAGTGTCAGGTTACAGGCAGAACAGTCAAAACTTCCACCCACCCTTTCAGGAGCACCTTCCAAAGAACGTATGTTAGAATAACTAACATTAAAATTACCAGTCACTTCTAAAAAATTGAATGGTATTATGTTAGCGCCTCCTAATAAATATAAATTCACATTGCCGTCTACGGATACGTTACCGTTAGCATCAACACTGTATGTCCCTTCCAAAAACTTAGTCGATTCATCCTCAGGATAATTTTTCAAAGTATCAAATATGCGCCTTATATCATGGGGGTCTCTTATACGTTCACTGGCGCTATTCAATATCTTAACAATTCCTTCATGTGCTTTGGAATTGTGGCTCATTTCTTCGAATAATGGGAGTCTTTTGTTATTTTTCATTGATACGCTTTTTTTGTTATTTTTCATTGATACGCTTTTTTTGTTATTTTTCATTGATACGCTTTTTTTGTTATTTTTCATTGATACGCTTTTTATCTTATATATAAAAGAAACAAACGGCTTGTCTGAAATCTTCATAAAACAGTCTGCAGATACTCTCGGGAGAATCGAAATGCTCATACAGTCCATCAATTCTAAGATGGGTGCTGCAACCGAGTCTCTAATCGGAGGTCTGGAAGGCAAGATGAATGCTGAGAAACAGCAGCAACCAGAAGACTTGAGTGTAAGCAGCGATTTTTTAGATAAGATAACTTCTCTCTCAGAGAAGATAAGCAAGGGAGACATAAAAACAGATAACTTCGAGAACTTTTCCATCAAATTCAGCCAAATGGTCGGCAAGATTGGCGAATCATTTAATGAGTTTGATGTGGGTGGCACTCTTGAGAAGCTTGATAGCTTAGCATCAATTGCTGATAATTCTTTGAAGTTTGGCCTTAAAATGGCTTTAGCAACACCACTCCTTATCCTCTCGCTTCCTGGTTCCCTTGCTCTTGGGGCCGCTACAGCTACTCTGGGCTTTGTTGCCAACCGATTCTTCGATGAGGAATCCGCAGAGAATTTCGAACGTTTTGCTGGCGGCATCCAGAAAATGGGAGTTGGTGTTGCTCTTTTTGCACTTGGTATGACTGGTGCATCCATATTACTCGCATCGAGGTATGACGATGTTGCGTTGACTTTACTGGCCGTTGCCGGAACAGCGACCGTCTTCTCCATATTTGGCCGCCAGTCAAAGCACATAAACAGGGGGTCACTGGCATTGGCGGGTGTCTCCATATCCACCGCATTGTTTGCCTATTCATTCTCGAAATCTGCAGAGGCTATGCCAGATGCTAAAAGTAGTTTATTAGTATTAGCTACCATTGGCGGCACCGCATTAGTATATGGGATAGCAGGCAAGTTCATGAAGCCAATGCTTATGGGTGCCCTTGCTGTTGCAGGCACAGGCTTTGCTACCCAGGTGGTGGCCAAAGGATTCAAGATATTCGCAGAGGATGTTAAGCTCCAGGAGAACTCAGACCTCATCTATAAAGTACCAGCACTGATCGGTGGCCTAGGGTTGGCATTCACGCTAGCAGGGGCAGGACCAGTTCCTCTTATGATTGGTGCGGGAGCTTTGGCCATAGCTGGCATAGGTGGTGCGCTCTGGGTTGTTGCTAAAGGTGTTAGCGAGTTTGCTAAGGTGAATTTCACCAGATCGGATGCAGATACCATGAGATACGCCATCCAGTCTGTGGTGGAAGGTTTTGCCAATTCGTTCCAGAATGTGAGTCTCAAAGATGCTCTCTTGTTGCCTGCTAAGATTCCTGTCATCCTAGGAATGGGAGCCGCACTTGGTACGCTATCCATAGGTATAAAGGAATGGAGTAAAAACTCCGATGGTTGGAGAGAGAAAGATTCAGAACTTCTCAAGCACACCATCTTTGGAATGAGTCAAGCGTTTGCTGTGGCAGGATCACCGGACGGCATGAGCAAGCTCTTTGGGTTCAGTGTTGGTTCCAACAATGTGGAGCGGGGCATCGATTCCACCATGAAGATGGGCAAAAACCTTCATCGGCTTGCCAAAGGTATCACCGCCTGGAAGAAGATGGACATAACGGAGGATGATCTCAATACCATCAAGAACAACATAACCAAAGTTCTCAATGTCATACCTGGGGTTTTCGCAATCATTGGTGAAAGAGAAAGGGGTTCAGATACGAAGACTTATTCTCTATTTGGTATGGAGTTCAAATCACCATTCTCAAAAGGTGATATCGAGCTTGGTATTCATTCCACAAGAAAACTTGGTGATACTCTTTCCTCTCTTTCTGAGGGAGTCCTGGCCTGGGTGAAAGGTGGTGAGAAGGGGATAACAGAAGAATCCATCCAATCTGCTGCAGCTAACATAAAAGGCATCCTGGCTGTGATACCAGAATCCTTTGCTGCGGTCGGTAAGAAAGATCGCGAATCTGAGGGCATATTCCCATGGAGCGATGGGGATGTGACCAGGGGTGTTGAGATCATATCAGACCTTTCAGAATCCTTTGGTTCCATATCAACATTCGTGAAAGACTTCTCATCTGTTGATGATCCTGAGCAAACAGCCAATACCATCGTTGGAATTGCAGAATCCACTGGAATCCTCTCTGAGGCCATGGGTAAATGGGAAAAGAGGCTGGATGCCATTGTGGAATATCGTGATCCAATGCGGGAGTTGGTTGATGTCTTTGGTGAACTCAATGAACACATGGAAGATCATGTGGAATACATGAAGGACATGCCGAAGTCATCCATTGATGCATTCAGCATATGGGGTTCCACTCTGAGAGACTTGGCTTCCATCGATGTTGATGGTTTGAGGAAAGGTGCTAATGTTTCCCTCCAGACCGGAGCATCTGCTTTCGATTTTGGGGAGAAATTCAATGATTCGAAAAGCCGTAGGGAAAAGAAAGATATAGTTGAGAAGACCATTGAGGGTGTTCCCAAGGAAAAGCTCAACCAAATAAAAAAGGATGAGGAGTTGAGGCAAATGATGAATGTTATGATGAATGCCATTGGTCAGCAAATGCAGGTCATGCAGGCTCAGTTATCCACTCTCAGAGCCATCGATTCCACATTAAACGGCACATTAGTAGTAAAAGAAACAAACATATAAACCAATGAGTAATAGACTTCAAAAATTCGGACAAGATTCATCAGTGAATGAATCCATTGGACAGTATTACAACCTGCAGGAGATAAAAGCTTTGGAGGGAGAACTACAGTCTGCTATAGACAACATGGTTGAGAGGTATGAAGGTCTCATCAATAAAGCCATTGAGAAGCAAATACACCCTGACCATAAACTTTATGCAGGCATGGGAACTGCTGTCGTGGAAGATGAACATGGTGATAATATAGACCGTGGGCCAGTTTACGACTTTGCTAGGCAAATACTTAGGCTCCAGTATGTTGATAGGTTCGACACTGCCATGGAAATCCATGAGGTGAGGACTGGCAGATAATAAGATTTGATACCATGCGGTGGCGATGGTCTTAGAATAAAAAACAACCACCATGGAAGTCAACACAGAATCTTTCACCGATCCCACCATTCTTATGTTTGCGGCCATTTTTGTTGGAATATGGCTATTCATTGACGCCATGAAGAGGAATCACAAGAATTGGAAAGAATTGAATGGTGATGGTTCCATTCCTCAGCTACCACCCGATAGAGGCAATCAGCCTAAGCAGGGAAAGAAACAGCAAAGCAGGGGAGGTGGCAAGGGCAATAACCGTCAGGGGAAAAAGCAAAACAATCAGAAGAAAGGTGGTCAGCGCCACCAGAGTAATAAGAAATCAAAGAAGCGAGGAAAGTAGCTAACTGGTCATGGATTAAGTGGTGCTTTCTTGAGGGTTGTCCTGCGGGATGACCCTTTTTGTTATTTGTTATTTGTTATTTGTTATTTGTTATAAATATAATAAAATTTAATGTATCATGAGCAATAGATTAAAAAGGTTCTTTGATTTCACAATCATAAATGAATCCACCAAATTTTCGGACCTGAATAAGTATTTTGACTATGATCTCTTTGTTAGGGATTTGAAAGCAGCTGGTGCGGATGTGAATGAGAAAGAAGCCAGGAGTTTCGTTGTCAACTTATTTTCTGGGGGTGTTATAGAAGCCCTCATGAGGAAAATGTTGGAAGATGGTCATGTTGTCAGCACGGCCATATTGGTTAATGGCCAGCCTGTAAGCTTTGATTATTTTACCAGCTGGCATATATGGAACAAGCTGATACAGTATGAGGGGGTTGCAGGCCAATACTTTAAGAATTATGTTAAAGTCAACAAGTTGCCCTTCCTGGAGGCTTCTCATAAATCCTGGATGAATTCCATGGAAACATCTAATATACTTGATCTTTTATTGGACCATGCTTCATTTTCAGACAAGACCTCTGCCATGGAGGCATTAGGTGTATTCAAGAAGCATGTGGATGTTAGGAAAGCAAAAGATGTTTATGTCAAAGAAGTTGACAAGAGAGGTCCAGTGCTCGGATTTATTGCTGAATACCATGTCTCTAATAAAAGGTTACCAGGAACAAGATTCCCGTTTGTGATTGAACTTGCCAAACTATTTGGTGTATCGGAGTTTGAACAACACTGGGAGATGGTGTTTGACAATTTTGCCTATGGTAATGGTCCTAAGTTTGGATTTTTTGGTATACCAAAAGACAAAGTGAGGAATCTTTTGAAAGACATGGGAGTTTCCGGAAATGTCATCTCTGACATATACAGAAAAATAAAAAATAGTTAAACTTGCACAAAGTGAAAAAACATTGGGAAGGTCAACCCAATCCCTTTGGTAAGCTAAAGTATGGCGGCAATAAAACCACCATGATAGACAAGGAAAAACTTGTGGCGCGCAAAGGGTATGATAAAAAGATAACATTCAAATCATAATAGTCATGAACAACAAATTAAAAGCAGAAATCATAAAAGAATTCGAAGATTGGTCTGGTGTGGGATCACCATGGGAATCTGATGAAGAAGATATTGAGTTTTTCAGCAAAGATCGCGCCAACTACTGGAAAGACCAGGGTGTTGGTGAGGAAGAGCTGTACGACTTTTTGTCCAATTGTACCGAAGAAGATGCCAAAGGTGGGGTGGATGAAAAGAAAACCAGCAAAAAATCCACCGTAAGGAAAGGTAGATTGCCTCTTTTCGAAGAATTCAGCAAACGCTCCAAGAGAAGAAGGGTGAATGAGAATCTTTATAGGGAGCTTGGTGGAGAATTTTTTGACGACATGCTCACCAAGTTTGTTGACACCATGCACAAAGATGAGAAAAATGCTGTTGGCATGATAGCATACCTCAATGATGCCCACCCATCAGATTATGAAGGGGAAGGTGTTTATGATGAGGCAAGTGAATTCTTCGTTGAAAGTTTGCCATGGGATTACTCAAAAGAAGAGATCATGTCGCTGAAAAGCATGCTAGATGCAGGTGATTTTGCTGGTATGTTCGCCCTGGTGAAAAAGCATTGGGAAGGTTAACCCAATCCCTTTGGTAGTTTAGGCATTTTTACCTGATTAGACTTCAACATGCGTTGCATGCTTTGCATATGACGATCCATGTTGAAGTCGTTTCCACTTCTTCCATCTTTATTTTCCTGCTGTTTGTCGTTCAACTCCCTGAACTTGTCCAGGAGATACTGGAGTTCGTAAAATGGGAGATCACGATACTGATCCGGTGAAATGCCGGATTTTATCCACAGGGTGTTTTGGACATCAAAATAATTCTCCAAGGATATCTTGATCGTCGAAAAGAGTTGCCCATCCATCTGGAAATCGAACAAGCGATTCATACTGCCCATCGCATGAACCACACCTCCTTTCCATTTTAGGTTCAACACCAATATTCAACTTTTTCGCAAACATTCTTATTGCTGCTATGTGGTTGTGATCCAACTTGACATAGGCTTCGTTTATCTTCTCAAGATGACTTTCGCTCAGATGTCTCCAATCCGATACGAGGAACTGCAGATGGGTGAGGAATGCAGTGTCATAATAGCCACCTTCTCCACGTCTCTTCTTGAGTTCCTGCTTCTGTACATAGTCAAAAATCCAGTTGATGACTCCGATGGTGGGAGGGTACAACAGGGGCATGTTGGGAAGTTTGGGATGATCCAACACGAATGCGTTCTGTTCCTTGTCCCATTTGTCAACCAGCTTTTGGTTGATGTTGGAGAAACCCAGGGTGTTACTGGTTATCTCTATTTTTTCCACAGTTCCACAATGTGGGCAATTGGCATGATGATAGAGAATGTTTTCCTTGGTGGAAAACGTGTAATCCCTTATCAGGAAGAATAGGAACAATCTGTCAACCTCCAAGAGGTCTTTACAATTCGTTCTATTGCCTTTCATGTAAATCCTGGTGCAAGAATCAACAAGAGACTGAATCTTGGTACCGATGTCCTTGAAATCAGTCTCATCCATACCTGAATAGTGGATGATCTCTCTGGTGGTGGCTGGCCTTGCAGAGATACGCAGATCGGTAGGGTAGAAAACTCCCTTGGATGCGAGTATCTCCCTTGGTACTGGTTGAAACCCCACTTTATCCACTTCTTCTGCGGATTTGGACACCTTAGCTCGTCTTTTATCTGCCAAGGTTTCAACCTTTCCCAGGTCTGTGGGTTTGTTATCTTCCTGCTGCGCATCTGGAAACTCAAGGTCTTGGTCTCCGATGGTGTTTTTCAGCATATCTTCGAATTCTTTTCCCATTTGAAACTGTTTAATGGTACGTGCATTATAAATATTGTAGGGAAACCACACATACTTGGTTTCTTTTTGGTATTTAAGAAATAAATTGAATTAGAATCTTGTTGAATATCGTTAATGTAAAGTTAGTTGAAGTAAGTTGTTTAATTTGAAGTATTTGTAACATTTGTAATTAATTTGAAGTAAAAATGGAATTAAACCAACAGCAAGACCAGCTGTTTGCAAACCTCTTTTCGGAAGAGGCTTTCGCATCAACCGATTTAGTTGATAAGGAAGAAAAAACCGATTTCACAGACGAGAACATTTATGCTCCCAGTCTGCCAGACAAAGGTTCGTACAAAGCAATCATCCGATTCCTGCCGTACTACCTCGATCCCAAAGCAAAATCCAAAATCAAAAAGTTCCAGTACTTTTTCCGCAGAGAGAATGGTATTCCTGGCGGATTGTTTGATTGTCCATCTTCCCTGGGAAGAGGTCATTCTGGAATCTTCACAGATGCGTTTTTCGTGCTTCGGGAACACCCCAACTCCCTGTACCAGGATTTGCAGAAGAATTTCAAGCGCAAGGTGCGCTATTTTTCTCCTGTGCAGATCATTCAGGACACCCAAAACCCTGAGTTGAATGGTAAGATCAAAATCTTCCGGTTTGGTGGTCAGGTCAACGACATCATCGAGCAGTTGATCACAGGAGACCCTACAATGGGCATTCCTTCTGTCAACCCATACGACCTGCTGAATGGTCGTGATTTTGTCCTTTCCATCGATCGCAAGACCTATGGAAATGGCAGCAGTGGGCCATCCTACGAGAAGAGTGTTTTCCAGACATCATCCAAAGCCATACTGGTGCCTGGATTCAACGACAACGATCGCGAAAATATCACCAAGGAAGGTCTCAAGCAGGCCATCTTTGAGTATCTCAAAGGAACTCCTGATATCTCTGCCTATGAATACCAGCCGATGGATGATGCGGCCAAGCAAAGGGCCACCAACATCGTTCGCACCATCGTCCAGGACGAGAATGTGTTCGCTGCCATCATCAAACGCGGTGCCAAAGGTGGGCGCGACTATTCTGAGTTTGCCAAAAACTCAAAGAAAGGTGAAGCTCCCCAGGCAGAACCTGATGCTTTGCAGGAAATGAAGATCGATGGGGGTGAGCCTGTGCTGTCAGGCAATGGCGGCAGCGTAAGTGCAGATGTTGATCTCGGAGACATCGATTCTGATGTCACTGCCATAGCAGACGAAATCCGCACAGGAAACACCACCCAGGAGGAACCTCCGTTTGAAGTTGATGCTCCGGCTACTCCACCTCCTGCTCAGGAGGAGTCATCTGATGACATGTCGGATGTGTTGGATGAGATAGAGTCGCTTGATCTCACAGGAATGTAAACCATCCTCTGATAAGTGTCAATGATATTCGACAACGTAGATGTGGAAAGCACTCCGGATGAAGGTCTGGATGTGCTTTCCAAATTTCATGGGGTTTTGACAGACCTTTTGAAAAAGAAGTTTGGTTCTGGCCCGAAGACAGAATGGGTTGACCTCGATGAGAGAATAAACTTTGCTTGTCCCTATTGCGGTGATTCCGCAAAGAATCAGCATAAAAAACGGGGCAATCTGTACAAAAGCAGTCTCAGGTATGTTTGTTATAACTGTGGGCAGCGATCTTTCCTGGACACTTTCATGGCTTATTTCGGCATCGGTGGATATACTGATGTTGAAATGGACATACTGAAAGCTAGCATTGAAAAGAACATACAAAATGGGTTGTTCTCCAGTGGTGTATCTTTCCTGGATACCCTCAACATGAATGTTGATGTCAACAAGCTGTGCATAAACCGCACCAGGATAATGGATAAATTCAGGTTGACCAACCCCTCCTACACAAGGTATGTGATGGAGTATTTAAGGAAGAGGAAACAACACATTCATCTAGGTAACAATATCAACCACGTGTTTGCCTATAGCGAATACTACGATTCATTATGGACTTTCAATACCAACAGAGAAGGTAAGGTTATCAGCGCCATGCTGAAAAATGGTGTATTCAAACCACTCAAACATCCAGGCATACCTCGCTTCAAGTTGATGAATTGGGAGGATTTGATGGGCCATTTTGGTGTCACTGATATCAAAGAGGATTATACACGCATCATGAATCCTCTGAGTGAGTTGTACAACATTTTCCACGTAGATTTCCAGAGACCTTATATAATCACTGAGGGGACAATGGACTGCAATTCTCTTAGCAACTCGTTCGCCATATGCGGTGCCACAAAGAACTTCAACATCAAAGGTAGATACTTGATGGATAACGATCCTGCAGGCAAGAAAGCATCTTTGAAGGCTATGGAAGCTGGTAATGAGGTGTTTCTGTGGGACAAGTTTATGGAAGAGGAGAACATAGACCCCGATTTGAAATTGAAGGACATAAACGATATTATAGTAAAAACCAGCGTACCGGAGTCCGATCTGAGTGCGTATTTCTCCAACGATGAACTAGATTTGATATGGGTATAAACCAAGATGAAATAGACAAATTGGAAGAAGAATTCTTCTCTGATGTATTGAAAGAATTGAAGGTGTATAAGAGGAAAGGTGTTGTTAAATTCGATACGCATGAAGGGGAGGTTGAAATTGGGGATTTCAAAATTGATGAAGTGGTAGAAAAAGAAAAAACAGTAGTCATAGAACATGTCAAACCAAAACGAAAAAGAAAAGGCGATGATGAATTCACTCTTCTCTGAGCCGGAGAAAGAGAAGCCACAAGAAGAAACTAAGAAGCAATCACCTGCCGATAAAATGGCAGTGCAAGCCTCCAGGCTTAATGCAGAGGTGAAGCAGTTATCAACCATGTTCTCCTCTACTGACAAGCTGAATGACGGTCTCCCAAAGCTATATCAACTCAGACAAAAGATCATAGCCCACAGATACTCGTTCAGCAGAACTTTGTCTGGTATTTTGAGAAAAAGGAAAACCCAAAAATCTCAGGCCATAAACAGTTTCTACGCATCATTCTTCAAGGATGAGGAAAAGAAACGCAAACCCACCACCCTGGATAGGGATGCGTATCTGGATATACACTTAGCAAGCACAGATGGTCTTATTGATGACCTTAATAGACAAATAGAGCATTTGAATGGTTCTCTTGCCACTGTTGATAAGATGATATACGGTGTTCAATCTAAAATTGACTTGTCGAGATGATACTCACATACGATCCTTCTTCAAATGAGTTCGTCATCAATTATGATGACATAAACCAAAAGCGATCCCTTTCTTACCACTACAAAAAGAAGCTAAAAAACTGGCGATTCAGAAGTAGAGGCAATCCAGGATGGGATGGTGTCATCAACTTCATGTCCAGGGGTGGCAATGCCATACCCGTAGGACTTTGGAAGGATTGTATGGATCATTGCAAGAGACTGGGTTATGATGCCAAGTTTGTTGGATTGAAAGAGGTGTTCAATGATATAAGCAAGGAGGATTTTACCAACTTCTGTAATGAACTCATGAAAGATCATGAGTATAATGCGAGGCCAGTTCAGATTGCTGCAGCATACAAGATAATCAAGTACAACTATTGCCTTGGTCATCTTTCCATGAATGCTGGTAAAACCCTTATTCTTTATTTGGTGGTCTCTTACCTGCTCCATAAGGGAAGATATGATAAGGTGCTCATTGTTTGTCCAGATTCAGACCTTGTTATCCAGATGTATGATGATTTCGATGACTATTCTTGTGGTAGATGGAGACACATAAAACCCAAGATGATTCACGGCAAGATCAAAAAGAAGGATAGGGGAGTGCATGATGCCAACGTGATCATAGGTAACTTCCAGACGTTGAAGAATGCTGATGATGATTTCTTCCTCCATTTTGGTGGCCTTTATGTGGATGAGGTGCATCGCGCCAAAGCCGCAAGCATCAAAGATATCATATACAAGACGAAGAATGTCAACACCAGGGCTGGGGTTTCCGGAACCATACTCGCAGAAGACAATGCCGATTATTACACCCTATTGGCCAACTTTGGGCCTGTGGTATGTACTCTTACTGAAAAAGACCTCACAGACCTTGGATATGCCACTCCCATAAGGTATAACCCGATGCTGCTGGATTATGCGTCAGATGATTTCAAATTGAAGCTATCCCAACTCCGATCCAGGGCCGACATAGACAACAAAGATGTCTTCCATATTGAGATGAAAAACATACGCACTTCACAGAAGCGCATCTTTTGGATTGCGGAGTTTTTGTCCAGGCTCCAGGGTAACACCATCGTGTTTTTCATTGACATCAAAACTGGATACGGCAAGCGGCTGAAAGATGCCACAGCCACCTTGTGCAACAAGTCCATTTTCTATGCCGATGGTCAAACACCTAAGGAAAATAGGGCAATCATAAAAAGGCATCTGGAGAATAATACAGACTCCATACTGTTTGCTACCTATGCCACCTATTCAACTGGTAAGTCGATAAACAACCTTCATAATGCGGTTCTTGCGGAATCCATAAAGGATTACAACACGTTCAGTCAAACCCTGGGCAGATTGCTCAGATTGCATGAAAGTAAAGATGTGGCAGATGTTTATGATATATCTGATGATCTGAGGTGTTATGAAACCGGATTCGATATGAACAACTACTCCTATAGGCATATGACTGAACGCATACGCCTGAGCAGAGCCAAAGGATATGATGTCAGAAAGACCACCAAAGTCAATCTGCAAGGCTCACAATCTATCAACGGAAGTTTTCAAATACTATAGAATCCATCATGACAGTACAATCAATATCTTCTTATGGTGACGGTATACTCTCCGACCTCAAGAGATACACTTCCCTTGCATCAGAACCATCTAGGAGGGCACTTAGCCCCATCTTTGACATGATGTCAAGGAAAGGCTTCGAAGATATCTTTCTTGAAGCCTATTTCAAAGGCGGTATTATGTCTGCATATGTCGCTTTGCTGGAGACCATATTTGCTGGTAGAGGATGGAAGAGGTTACTGCCAGTGGATAAAAAGGTGAAAACTATGATCTATTACCAGCTGGTGGATCACAGAGAATGGTTAACTAATGTTATGTCGGAGCTTTTGAGGGAGAAAACAATGAGGCTGAAATCTTCAAATGGCTCCATTTTATTTCACACTGATCACAAGCTCACAATAGACGGTGTGGAATATCCCATTTGCAAGCGAATTCTTACCAATCGGAAAAGGGTTGTTGCTCAGGTGGTGGTACCCTGGTCTCAGATGTGCGCATTCATCAGTAATAATCACCCCACCATTTTTGAATCCTTTCTTATGTTTATTCAGGATGGGGCAGTGGTTTTGCATGATTCTGAATATGGAGAAGAGCAATCCAACTGGATAAAGTTCCTGTCAGATACTCCATTGGTGGAACCTCTTATAGAGCCTGCTTATGTATGTAACAGAGAGTATCATGATTATCCACAGTTTTTGGTTCATTTACAGAATCCAGAAATTCGTCTGATGGACATAACCATCAATAAATAGAATAAACGACAAATGAAAAAGAATAAACGACAAATGAAAAAGAATAATAGACTCCCATTATTTGAAGAATTTTCACATAATAAAGGTGTGTCAATGAATGAAAAATATAAGAAAAAGGACGCCATAAATGACCTTGAATCTATTAACAGGCATCACATAGCTTTAGATTCAGAGGTAAGATTTATAGACGACAAAAAGATAGATGGGTTTAAAACATTAAAATTCGAACTCGAAAGTGAGGACAGGTCTGATAGATTAGAAATATTTCTTTATATAGAAGATGGTTATTACTCTGGTACACTTGTGAAGGTGGGCAATGAAGAAAATATGTTCAAATCAACCATGGCAGCTCTTATATTTGCCCATATGGAGTTTGGTGATATAGAACCAGATGAACTTGATGAATGGGAAGATTGGGAAGAACCGGTCACAGATTTGGTGAGACCAACATTTTAACACTTAGATATGATAGATTTAAGAAAGTGGAGCGGTGATACCAGCAAATTGGATTCGTACGGCATGGAAATGTATGCTGCGGCTGAGCGTATGTTGTCGTCACCAAGTGGAAAAAAATTCATAGGTCTTTCCATGAGCGAAGGTGAGATCAAAAAATTTGTATCACAATTACATAGTGTAGATTCTTTAAAACCCAGGAAGAGCGGGTTTACCACTTGGATTTTACACAGGCTACCATCACTCACAAACAACGCAAGATTTGGTCAGTACGCCAATATGAAAGCAAGGGGCTGGAATGGAGAGATAGAAGGCGATTTTTGGGGATTTATTTACCATTATGTGCTGGTGTATTATGGGTATGCCTCCCTGGCCAGGTTTTTGTATGAAGGAAGAATGACAAATTCTGGAATTAATCATAGGTTTTTTAATTCTATGATATTTTTTGATAGGGATACCATAGAATCAATATCTCCTTATGTCACCAATATACCCTCATTTTTTACTAACATGAAATTTTCCCTGAGAACTCCAGCCACTATTAAGGTTCTCAGAAAATTTCCACGAGCATCCATTAAGCTGTCAGATCAAGAAAAATTTGATTTTTTGTCAAACGATGACCAATGCACATTTGCAGCGTATAAATGGTTATTTAAAACGTTAAAAATATCCAGGTCGTTTATAAACAAGACATTTAAAGATGTGAATGGGGAGCTTACTACCATATTCACAGATCATGTGAAATCTTCTGTGTATGAAACAAAAAGATTATTGTCCATAATACAATTTTTGGTTTCTAAGGGGGCATCTGTTGGTAAAAAAGTAGAAAGCTTGGACTTTATGACACCCAGGCAGTGGTGTGTGAAAAATGGTTCTAGGGAAGTTTTGAAAGCCATAAAATTGGGTAGGATGAAAAAAGAAAACACCGCAATGAAAAACAGGCTACCATTATTTGAAAGCTTTGCTGGCAGCAGGTACGAATCATGGACAAGAGGTCTATATTTGAACTACGTGCAACGCAGCCTACCGTCCGATTCAAGATTCAAACTTGTGTCCCCAGAGGAATTTGAGGAAAAGGTAATAAACCACCATGATTTTCAAGACATCAAGATAACTGATTACGACAAGTCTGACATTTACAGGTTGGCAGATAAAAGAAGAACATATCTTGATGGCCACAAAACAGTTCTCGGACATGTTTGGGTGGAAGATGATATGGTATCCCATTGGATAAACAAAGATGCTTTTAATATGTAAGAATCACCCTCCGAGGTGGAACAGCGACCTGCCATGATTAGAAAGATGGCGGCAGTTCAATATATTTTAAGAATTATCTATAAATAGGATAAACCGTTAACATAAAACGACAAATGAAAAATAAAAGATTACCACTATTTGAAAATTTCAAAAATGAATCAGAGGATTATTTCAAAGCCAGAAAAGAGTTTATAAGACTTCTTGGTGGTGTATGGTCCCCCAACAACAATGATGTTTTTTGGAGGGCAGTTGAAATAGCACATAACGACCCCACATCGAAAGCGTTCTTTGCTGCCCAAGCTGAATATGATATAGAAGATATGGATGATTATGATGAATACACTCAAGCTGTTGATGATGTATTAAAATCAGAAGATTACTTCCTAGAAGAATTAATGAATATGGGTGTGCTTGAAGAGTTTAGTTTACTGTTCAAACCAAACTCCAGAATGACTTTTGCCGATTTTGCTGCCAAATATCCAGACATAATGCCATAGGGCAATTCTCAATTTTCGAGGTGGAATAGTGGCCTGTCTGAACACATCCGTTTGTGTGACGATAGGTCAAATTATACTTGGACCAAATCTTCTATCTGGCTGATTCCAGAATGCTTCGGCATCACTTGAATGCGGCATGGATGGATACACGGTATCCTTGGTTAATTCTTCTACCCATTGATATATGGAAGTCGCTATACCTTGTCTCCTCCTATCTTTTCTAATGTCTATACTCATCTTTGGAAGGATCAGAATATCCTTCTTTTGTGAATTGCTCAAATAATGGTAGCCTGTTCTCGCGTATCGTCCTGGGAAAATGGTCTTTGTAACGACTGAATAGAGAGGTCACGTTGGATATTAGCCAGCTGAATTTGGATACCACCTTCTTGTCATGCATCTTGAACCTTTCCCTCATATCGTTGTATTTGTTAACATCGGTGCAATGATTATGCAGCCTGCTGACAAATGACATGTAACCCTCATCTGGGTCAATGGAAAATAAATGCGATACGATTTCTCTGAGAGATTCGAAAGATGAGTTCCTTATGAGACTGTCAAAATAGGCATTGTGTACTATAGACTTGGCATACCATTGGCCATCTACCTCATATTGATTCCCATAAATGTCAGTGATGGTTCCCATGGAGGGAACACGATCATCGATTTTATACAAGGGTGTTCTGTATCTATCAATTTGCATATTCATTCCTAGATTCTATTCATATCCAACTGGACATCAACGGGTATCACTTTTAGTTCTTTTATGAATTGTTTAAAGGTTGGTGACATGTTCATATTCCTATTATGGTATTCATTCTTTCCACATACCCTGTTGGTGCATTGGATAGTTGGGTTGCTCTCCTCCTACTATATGCCATACTACCAATCTTCCACTCCCATTTCACCACATCTTCTATGACAGATGGGGATACACCCATTTTAGACAAGAATTCCCTCAGGTATAATGGACTCATGGTGAAAAATCCAAAATGCCCCAAATCAGAATCTTTTTTGAAGTTGATTTCCATGAATCTGGTCCATTTATTTTCAAAATCACGCACACTTGACAATTCTGATACTAGCTTTATGGTGGTGAGGTATTTTCTTGAGATACCATCTTTTTTTGATAATAAAGTGAGATAATAAAGGATGGTATTTTGCAGACAGTTGTATCTTCCACCACCAACTATGTGGTTTATTTCAGGTAAATCCCCTTCCAGTCTTGCCCAATCTGAATGTGTGTTCAAGAGTTTCAAACATGTTCTTATGTGATCCAGTTTAACTCCCCAATGCTTGCCCATATAAATCGAACGTTCCAATATGAGCGATAAAAGATTGTGATTAGCATTGTCTCCAGCGAAAGTCACATTGATGTGGTCAGCTTCATGAGATAACCCCCAGTGGCTATTGTATTTCTCTATAAAGTCTGGGAATGTGCTTGGGGATTCAGCTAGGAGTTTTATCGTATCTTCACTAAGATCAAAGTTGTATTGGTGGTAATTTTCAAGTAATGGAAGTCTATTTCTTTTCATGATTGTTTTGTTTATTCTATTTATAAGTAAAGATCAGCCATCTCATCCCCGGTTTCGTCCTCTATACCCAGCATTTCCTCCATTTTCTCTATCCTCTTTCTGTAGGTCGGATTATCACCATTGATTTCTAACCATTCATCAACGAATTCTTGGGCATCGAGGGTGTCCATATGGAGTCCCATGTGCATCACTGTCATCGCACAATCATCATTTCCTATCTGAGATACCACAACTCCTTTCTTTACTCCCAGAGATATGACCTCTTCTATGGTGGTTTTTTCGAAGATGACTATTTGATTCATCTTGATTGCCTGGGACATGTTGGATGCAGCTCTTTCCTTGAGTTTGTAAGTGAGGTTAACGCCTGGGTAAAGAGTTTCATTAGATATGGAGCGCCTGTATTTTGTGAAGGTATAGTCCTCCTCGAAATCGTTGTATTTCCCATACAACTGAGATAACCTGAAAATGAATTCTTCTCCTCTATGGTTCAACTCCAGGGTTGACTTTACGTTTTCTTTATCGAAGAGGTCAACCACCAGATGGTAAAACAGGACAGATGCTTCTGGTATCTTGGTGGAATTTGATCTGAATATTCCAACCTGCATGAATTTAAAGAAATCCTTCTCCTCAGTGAATAACTTCAACTTCTTTATGGATTTCATCGATAACATGGTGAGTTCGAAGATGTTGAAAACAGTGAAGTCACCCTCAGAACCAGAGGCAAGATCAACTGTTATTACGAATCTACGATGCTGATCCTTGCATCTTTCCAGTTCAAATTTGGGGTGCCAAGTCAACCTTGGTGCACTGAGTTCCTTGCCTTTTGCATCTAGCAGTGGCCCATATGGCAGCTCTAGATCATCGAATGCTGGTATTTGTTTGAATACGAATTCAACTTCATTGGCCTTGGTTTTCCTGAGCTGATCTGGTTTAAGGAGAATGTTGGCGCCAGAAAGGAACTGATTACCATACTCCTGATTGAAGTCTTCCACGGAACCCAAGTCCATTATCTGGGCTTTCTTCCATGCATCATCCCTGCCTGGAACCTGCCACCAGTCAATCCGTATTGGGTTGTAATAGTTTTGGCCATACACCGCTTTTGAGTAAATCTCATAGAACTTGTTGAGTCCTCTAGGTGTGGAAGTGAGGATGATGCGGGATATGTCTGATGAAGATATAGTAGGATATACTGTACGATAGAACTCATTGAGGAATGAGGAGGAAATTAGGGCGAATTCATCAATATACAGAAGGTGAATGGTAAATGATGCACCAGAGTCTTGTGTGGTGGTTTGTGCTACCAACTTACAGCCATTGTCGAATGCCATAGACATCACATTGTTGACTACAATGCCTGGGCGTATATAAAAAGGGAGGTTTTTTATGATGACCTTAATCTTGTCCATTAGCTCTTTCACAGTGGATGAATCTCTGGAAAGAAGCATCACATTTCTGTCCGTATTAAAACAAAGGTACCAAGCAATGTAAATGGCAGTGGTGATGGAATTATGTGATAATATGCCGTTGGTGTAGTACCTCTGATCTGGAGAATCAACACCGAGGTCAAACATCCGCTGCTTCATCCTCAATCTCGTTACCTTGGTTATGGGAACAATGTTGAATTCACCCAGCAAGTGGTCACCTTTCTCCAGGTCTTTAACATGTTTTTCTATGAGTCCAGGTAGGAACACCCTGTGATCACCTGCACATCTCAATACCACCTCGTTACCAGACCACAGTTCGTAAATCTCAAGTCTTTCGGAATGGTACGAAGAGATGACCTTCTTTTTACCAGAATCGGTATTTGTCTCTATCCCGCTTTCCGGTGGGTTTAGATTGGAAACCTCTTTATCCAGCAGGTCTAGAATCCAGAGGAATATCTTTAATAGGAGTTTTATCATGGAGTTATCTTCGGATTTGAATGCATTATCCAATTTATTTAAGAAAGGTGAGCCTATTAAAAGGTCTCTACTATACGGCTGTGCGCCAGAACTTACCCATCTAACACCCTTTCTTCCAGAAGATGCACATATTTACCAAAGGTTATGGCACTTGGTGAATCATAGTTTCATTCCAAAACAATGCGACTACTGCGAGAATCCTGCGAAGTGGGATAAGAAGAGGAAAAGGTATGGCACATGCGGTTCAAGCGCATGCAAAAAAGCCAAATCCAGGGAGACTTCCAGAAAGAAGTATGGAACAGACCATCCTTC